TACATTTTAAGGTAAAATTCTTGAACCACGTCTTTTGCCGTATCAATATTACAACCAAGCTCTAAAACATACTTAATCCAGAGTCTATCGTATTTATGTAATATTTCCAGCATTTGGCTTTATGTAGGTTATTGTAATTAAAACAACCGCAACCATTAGTTGAAAAGTTATTTGTTCCCCCTCTTCTGTAATATCCTCATCATATAAAAAAAGAAAACCCAACCCAGTTATAAAAGAAAACTGTAAAGCTGGGTTAAATTTATCTGTTATGGCTAGTACCCCTAAGAGTAAAACCACAAAAATGAAAAGTGTGTATATAATCATTACTAATTTTTTTACTAATATACAAATAAATATTATATCTTTTTCAAAAAACTTATAGCTTTTGTTTCTTCCTCTATTTTTTGCAATATATTTTTATCCCAAATACTAAAACCAACGTTATTAATCACAGATTTTAAAGGCACTGGGAAATCCATAGGAGTAGGTCTTCCACCAGTCTCAACCTCTTTCACTTTTCTTACGTGAATATGAGTAATCATAAAATCAGTAGTGTGTTGTACGTATCTATGCACAACCCAAAAATCGTCAGCTCTATTGATAAATTTAGCACCTCCCTCTACGTCTCCAGCTTGTGGAGGCAACGGAAAACCTGCGTATTTATGGTCTATCCTATGTAACATTCTAATAGCTCCAGTATTTGCGTGAACACATAACCAAATGCTTATCTTGTTTTGTTTGCAAAAAATTCTAAACTCAGTAGTAGCTTGGTAGTCGTATTCGTGTCCTCCGATACTCTTCATTAACTCTGGGTCTTTTACTATTGAATTATAAGGGTCAATCATAAAACCGTCATAGTCCCAAGCATCTTTATAGCTTTTTGCTAATCCTAGTAAATCTCTATAAGTGTATAGTTTGTCTGGAGAAATTATTTTAAAATAGTCATCTATAAAATCTGTATATTCTATAAACTCTAGCTCTTCTATTAAATTAATAGGCTTGTTAGCTAAATACTCCACTAACTTACGCACAATAGAGTGAGGCTCATTCTCACTACTAAACACTAGCCATTTCTTTTTGTGTTTTATTGAATAACATAGCATTAAAAATAAAACTGCTGAGGTTTTACCTACATTAGCTTGTCCTAATATTACATTGAAGTTGCTAGGCTTAAATCTTATATGCTCATCTAAGTCTGGTATATCTAATTTTAAACCCTCTTTGATACTTCCGTTTCGTATCTGTCTAAGTTTCTCTATTGTTTCTGGATAGTTTATCGTCATTGTTTTGTATTAAAAAAGGCTACCTCTCGATAGCCTTATTATTAAAATGGTAAATCAGCTTTTTCTCTATCTGGCATATGTTCTTTAGCCGTTACTGGTTTTTGATAACCATCAGTAGGCTTAAAAAATTTAGCATACATTTTGTTAGGGTCGCTTTTAGCTTTTAAGATATCAAAACTTAAAAATCCATTATTTTTTTCTGCTTGTTCTTTGTTAGCTTTTAACCAAGCAATCATTTCATCAGCTTTTACTGATACATTTGTTACGATAAAATCAAATTTGCCTTTTCTAGCAAATAAGAAGTTCATAAATTCACTGTTGTTGTTTTCATTCATAATGTTTGTTATTTATTTATTTATTAATCCAGTTATACATTTTTTCTGCATCTTTTATCACATCATCTATATCTGCTACTCTATTTGAGTTAAAATTAGCTGATGCTTTTATACAGTTTTGCTTTACAATATAAGAATTTTCGCTTGAAATATTTACATTTATTTCTTCATTCTCATTTTGTTCAAAATCTTTCGATATGTTTTTGTTTTTCCAATCAACCCTTACTAACTTAGCATTATACATATCTTCATTAGTAACCGTGTATTTTATTGTATCTCCAATATCGCCTTTAAAGTCTTCTTTTGAGAAAAAAGTGTAAGCTCTTCCGTCTTTAAAAGTAACCTTAGTTTTTTTCAATCCATTCCACTGTCCGTCTGAATCAATGTATTTTATAGTTCCGCTATTCATATTAAGTTCTTTTAAAGGATTCGCTTTCGTCTTCTCCGAAAACTCCTAGCTCGTAAAAACCAGATAATTTAAGTACTGCTCTTGACATTGCTCGTTTCTCTGCCATTTCCGCAACGTACCAGCTATTACAGTTTCCGTCTTTGTAATTTTCTCCTTTCAATGCACTACCAAAAGTTTCAATCTTTTTTCCGTCTTTCTCTGCATAGGCTTTAAAAACGGCATAATTAGGAGTACATTGCACCACCTCATAAGAAACGCTCATTTGTTCTAAAGCCTGTATTTTATCAATACCTTGCCGGGTAATAATTGTGTAGTGTTGATGTTTAAAAAAATCATCTTTGTCTAAGCTATACTTTTTGTATAACTCCATTAGTTTGTCTTTTTTCATTGTTTATTTATTAAAGTTAATTTGTTTTGATACTTCTATCAGAGCCTCTAAAAACTCAACTCTTTTTTCTAATGCTTCTACTCTAGCATTTAAATAATCTATTGTGTCTGGTGTAGCTGTACGCTTCACATCTTCTGAATAAGTCATATTTATATTTCTTTAAATAAAGTATAAGGACTATCTACGTCCAATAAAAATTTTAAGTCCAAAACTAAGCCATATTTTAATTCTCTAACGTACTGTTGAGCTTCTAACTCATCAACAACATATCCAACCAATGACGGATATTTAATGTTTTCAGATTCTAAAATTTGTTTGTACTCTGGTTTTAATCTTTTAAGTAAATTCATAATGTTATCGTTTTTAGTGTTTTACCTTACGAAAATATAAAAAATAAAACAATCCACCAAATTATCAACAAAAAAAAAGGAGCAAACATAAAGCCTACTCCTTTCGCAAAACAATGATAACAAACCAGCAATCAGAAAACTGGCATAGCAAATATACTTTAAATTAATTCTTTAACCAAAAATTCGTAGTATTTAATTTTATCTATTAACTCTTTATCCATAACCTTGTATATTTCTCTGCTTTTTATAAGCATCTCCTCTGCCGTTCCTCCTCCGTACTTATTGTCTAATGCTAAACTAAATTTATACTGTTCTCCGTATTTATATACATTGCAACCTACGCATTGTACTTGACAATTAATCTCGTCCCACCTTGTAGATAAATGCTTTCTACTCATAAAATGTCCGTTTTGCATACCTTTTCCTTTCCAGTGTTCTTTCTTACCACAAGTGAAACACTCTACAATACCATTATCAGCTTCTCTTAGTCTAATGTATTGCGAAAATATATTATCTAGTTTTTCTATTAGTTTTTTTCTATTACTTTTTTTTGCCATAATAGTTGTTTTAACAAATTTATAAAAAAAAGACTAATATTATTTGCTGGAGTGAAAAAAATTTAGTTTTTTCTATTATAGGCTATTATAGTCTAGTCTATTATAGTCTAGTCTATTATAGAATATATATATATAATACACCATTATAGCCTTTGCTATTATAGACTATTCTATTATAGTCTCATATGTGGTCCACTTGAAAAATTTATTTTTTCCAATGTTTACTTATTTTCTCCATTGATCTAGCTCCAAAGTAACCGCCATATACAAGTAGAAGTAATGAAGACAGTAAGCTAATCCACTCCTTGGCTATTTTAAAGGATTCTAAGCAACTATCTAGTATTATATATATAAACAGACTAAGGGTTAAAAAAGCGAGGCTTAGAGGGCGAATATTCTTGCTTAGCCAACTATCCGACTGCATATCGTATTGCCACCTCTTAGTTACTTCTTGCATTTCTAACATATCAAAACGCAACTCTTCTAATAACATTTGCTTGTCTGTTTCAGAAAGTGTTTTATTAGTAAGTATATTATCAGCTAAATGCTCCAGAGCATCAATTCCAGTTACGTTTCCAGCGATTTTAAGTATTTCTGGTGCTACCTCCTTGCCTTGTTTTACAAGCCACCTTAAAGCATCTCCTACTCTTGTTGTTCCGTTTTTGTCTTTATAATTAGGCATTAATATCTATTGCTTATATTTTCGTATTCTTTTTTAGCATCAAAACTAGGACAGTCTTTTGAGCTGAAATCTCTGTGTCCATATATTTCTCCACCGTAAGTATCTTTTAGTTCGCATAATAAATCTACTAAAGCCTCTTTTTGTTCTTCTGTTCTAGTGTCTTTTGCTAACTTCATATCTACGTCCATACCGCCAACGTAACAAACTCCAATACTGTCTAAGTTATGCCCTCTAACGTGAGCACCAGCTCTTTCTACTTCTCTGCCTAAATGCACAACTCCGTCCAATGTTATTATAAAATGATAGCCTACATCACTCCAGCCATTGTCCTCAACGTGCCATTTTGTAATCTCTTCTGGCGACACGTCTCTACCTTCTGGTGTTGCTGAGCAGTGTACTATTATTTTATTTATCGTTCGCATTTTTTTTCTTGTGAGTTTCGTATATTTTTTGAGCTGTATATCCTATGGATAAAATCAACAATATAATTTTTAAACCGTTTTCTATCTGCGTAAAACTAACCCCAAAGGTAACTGCATTTA